GCCTCCACGTAGTGTGCCACCCCATAATCGAGCGAGCAGCTTTGAGCTCAATTTCTCGTGTTGGGGACACAATTACACATCCGAAGCTAGACGCGGTGTCAACGCGACTGCCCGAAGGCGCAATGTGTTCCTTCTGCATGAGCCAATGTACACAGGCCGCATCCTGGTCAAAGTGCAGTTCCTTTACTTTCGCGGTAATGCGATAGCGCGGGGCGTGCCCAGTTACCAGAGCGTCTGTTTGGTCGGTCTCAACGCCCCCCCAGAATTTCGGGGGGACGTGCGCAGAATACTTCCTGTGGAACGCAGCCATCCGAGGAGTGGTCATAAAACCGAAACCCCGGCCATCCCATTCTAAGACCCGATTAAGAACACGGATCAGGTCAGGAAGTGTGGATATCGCCTCTCGTATGTAGAAAGGAGAGACGTCGAACCCCTTATAGTAATGCTTTCCGCAAGACTCGCGGAAGGGACCCGTTGAGTGCGTCTTCTTGGGATTCATAGTGAACCCAATAAACGCGAAGATCTCTCGGATGTCCTTCACTAACGCACTAGGTGCGATAATGTCATCACCATAGACGGATATGATCGCATTCCTATCCCCCTTGATCTCAGCAATAACGCTGACGATCGCAAAGAAAAGGAGAGACTCCAACTCGAAAGTGAAGCCATTACCCATAGACGAGAACATGTTTAGCTCGTGAGAGCTATCATCGATCATCGTGGTAGGGCATCGCAGATCATATAGCAGTGACCACCAGTCATTTGGTAGCAATTGCTGCACCAATACACTAGTAATAGAGTCACTGGCCGATGAAAGGTCAATCGTGGCTAAACGATCGCAATAGGCTCGCTGGGCTAAGACCTGATTCCTCGTTTGATCGAGGAGGTTGATCCCAAAGAGTCTCAGACGATTGCGGATATGAACACCGCAAGCGCGCTGCATCAGCATATTGATCTCAGGTTCCTTACAGGCAACCCGGTCAATATCGGTTCGTTTTGGCACTGTGAACAGCTCATTTCCCTCAACAAGCTCGAGGTCTTGACCGGAACATACCAACTCTCCTTTATCGGAGTTGATTATGTCCAGCCAGCGACTGACGGCAAGTGGGGTACAGTGAGCATTACCAATGAGTTTGTGCAAAGCGGCCCTCTCGGACCGCTTTACACGAGTTGTAGCGCCGTTGGTGTAGCAAAACGATGCGAACACCGTCTCGGTATCCAACGGGCCTAACACTCGGCGAATGAACTTCTGAACCTTACGTACGAGAAAGCTGTACGTGGTGAAGGAGAACGTGTGATCGACGATGCTAGCATGCATCAGTCGTTCGTTCGTATTACCATTCGCAACCTCTGCAGCGAGCCATTTTTCGATAGCTCGCGCGCGACGCAACTTGGCCGGATCAGTGTTCGGCCCAACATACTTAGAAAGGATCTCCTCCCTAAGATAGTCGAAACCAAAGCCAACCGCATCTTCGCCACTAATGGCGTCGAGTAAGTCGGCTATGCACTGATCCGAAAAAGCAGCGGTAAAACGCTTATTTGCCACATTCGTGGCATTCATGCGTTGTCGCGTCATAACCTCATGTCCTCTTCCTGACTTCGGGGTTGCATCGGCCTAAGCCGACGTGATGATGTCCTTCATACCGGTGCATTGCAAGCTGGGCTGGCTGTAAGGCCAATCCAGGAATACTTCCACGCAAAGTGCGAGAAAGGCGCACACCAGAACAAAGAGGACGAATCCGAAGATTACGTCCATGACAGCCTCAAGATGATCACTCAAAAGTAATCATCCCATCGACCGGGAGGGTAGCACTAAGCTTACCCCTCACGGTATCACTTCCAGCGCATGCCGAAAGGAGGCAGATACAAACAGCCAGACCACCAACAACGAAGGGCATCTTAGTAAATGCCTTCGAAGTTAGTCAAAACGCCGTCAAGCTGCGTAATAGCTGCAGCCATAGCGTTGACGTGTTGCCCCACCGTGTCCTTACGCTCTTGAAGCGTAGAGTCCTTGGTGAAGGTAAACGTCGTCTCAGCGAACTGAGTACGATCGACTGTGTACCGCGTCACACCATTCACGACCTCGGAGACGAGAGTCGGGAAGACGAAGCGCAGAGTCACACGGTGCTTAACGCCGTTCGGCTTCACATTTGCAGTGAAGACACGGTCGCCTGCTACCACGGCGGCTGCCTCCCTCCAAGTCGGGAGAGGCTCTTTAGTCTGCGGCACGAAAGTATGTGCCACAGGAGTCGCTGCACGGTCGTTAACCGTGAACGAAGCGAATGCCGGCATTTCGGCATCTCCTTTGTTTGCCCTTACGGGACTACCAAGAGCGCTAACGCGCTCTAGGCTTTCTGAACGAGTAACGCCAAGACCGACATGGTCTTTGAAAACGTTAACTTCAGGTCCGAATCTATACCGTTGACGTACGGCACAGGGATCGGGAAACCGATATATAGCTCCCTAGCCATAGCTCGTAGCTGTCCAGTAAGTCGTGCTGGATTGCCAGAGATATAGTTGTTTTGGTAGCAGAATTGAAAGTCTGCCCACCAACCGACGAATCGGGTTCGGAAACCATACTTAAAGGTCAATCCCCAAGGCGCTGTTAACGCGTCGATGAATGACCCCACCGGTATGAACCAGTCAAGGACGAAAGACATGGGGAATAATTCCCATGCCAAACTCAATGGATCAAGGAGACCCAAAGAATCCAGGCTGATAAGGCCCTGATTGCCTAGTTCATAGGCAACTTCACCCTTAACGACGTGTTTGCCCTTCCACTTGTTGGACAAGGTTGTACCCGTTGTACTCCGCGGTATCACTGGCAGCAGCTCTTCACAGAGCGACTTAACAGTGGGTGATCGACGTTTAACGATCAAACCATTGATGCACAGATCTATCGCGGAACGGATATCACTTAACAGAGGCTTCCACCCATATTGCACCGCAAGAAAAGCGGATGATAGGGTCTTAGCATGACGGACCACCCTGCGTACACGATTCGCAGAACGACCCGGTGGTTTTCCGATCAGTTTGAACAGCTGACGGATATTGCGCTTTTTGAGCGCCTTAATAATCTCCACAAGAGTGCGGAGGTTATCCAGAATGAAGCCAACGGTCTCTGGCAGTTCGCCAATAAACTGACCGATGTTCCAGTTCTGATCTGAGAGCTTCTGACGGAGGTTCTCTTCCATGCGGAAGAGAAGTTTCGCTGGAGTTTGTGGCCTATAGGTGCTATCAGTACCATATAGGACCGAGTTCGTCTGATAACTCGGATTCCAGTCGGACCACGTGTGTTGGCCGATGCGACGTTGTTTAGTGAAGGGCGCGAAAAGTTGCGCCCCTCGATAGTCGCATGTCCAGGACGTGGAGTAGTAATGGCAAGACCGATAATCTGTCGGCTGCCACCAGATACCACGCGTAGGCGTAGTATCAGTGATATCAGATCGAAGAGTGCGTTTAGTCCAAACGGTACGAGCATTAGTCACCCACGTCGAAGACCCATCGTTAAGGGTTTGAATCGACGTGATTAAACTGTTGCTTACATCGTCACGCATGGCGCTCTCATCCTCTGATCATCACCTCTTTGCTGCTCGTCAGACAGCGCAGAGAGGCAGGGCCCCTTAGGG